CACAAGCTCACCGAACGGCAGAAGATTTTCGTCTACGTGCACTACGTGCTCCCCGTGCCAGTGCGAATGAAAATCCGCGCCCTGCACAGCGATCGCGGGAAATACTTCGAAGTGCTGGTTTCCTCGCATCGACGCATCGCGAATACACTGGAATTCTCTTGACAAAAGCGACAAAAAAGAGTAACGAACGCCTAACCTGAGAGAGGTGCGCCTCAATGCCGAGCAAAAGCGGAAAACAGCATCGCCTGATGGGAATGGTCGCACACGATCCCAAAGCCGCTAAACGCCTGGGTATCCCGCAAAAGGTCGGCAAAGACTACGCAGCAGCAGACGTCGGCAAACACTTCGGCATCGCAAAAGGCAAACGCAAGTGAAAAAGCGCAAACTCGCACCCAAAGCACTGCGCACGAAGAAACGCGCAAAACGCGCAAAAGCCTCCGTCGCAAACGTCCACGCCAAAGCCGCCAAACTGACAGTCGCCGCAGAAAAAGCACTCGCCCACGCCAACGAGCTCGTCGCCGAAGCACTGCACGCAGAATCCCTCGCACTCGAGCACGGCCGCGAAGTCCACCGCGACAAGTAGCTACGTGAGTCATGCGCGAAATGCTCCGCTTGGCTGATGTGAAAGCTATGCTCGGAATCTCGCGAATGACTATCGATCGGCTCGAGGCGGCAGGGGATTTCCCCCAGCGCTTCAGGATAGGCGGGAAAATCCGTTGGGATTTGGCCGAAATCAACGAATGGCTTGATCATCGTCCGCGTGGAATTAAAACTCCTCGCGACAAGTGACGCACAATGACGAACGTCCGTGAGTGCTTTGCATAATGAAAACCGACAAGTTCGATTTTTTGTACGCGCTCAAGCGCCTGTGGACACGCAACCTGAGATTCCATGTCTTGAAACGGTGGAAATATCATGTCTGAATTCATCGAACGCAGCAAAGACCCTCGCGGTACCGCCGCTATCGAATCACACTTCTCCGGCGGAAACGTCGGCCGTAAACCCGGCACCGACCCCATGCTCAAAGCCCCACCAGGCGGCAGCGCAGCGTGGAATCCTCCACCGACTACGAGTGAATCCAACAGCGACGTCAATAGCGAAGACCAGTCCCCCGCGGGACCGTCGATGTTCAACGCCTCCAACCCTCCACGCCCACGCGAGACCGGTGTCAACTACTCGCCCAAGTCGCATGTTGGTAATCGCGTGACTGATGATCCGTTCCAGGGCAACGCCGATGGCATGCCCGGAAGTCAACGGAAGCTGTGGCGCTGAATCAGCAGTTTAGACTCGTATCAAGTGGCTACCAGCGGCGCACAACCAGGCAATAACAACGCGGCAAAGTCCAAAGCCTGGACCGCTGCAATCATGCGCGCGCTCGAAAGTCGCTCACTCGGCAAACAGATTCAGGCGCTCGATGAACTGGCAGCTGTGCTCCTCGACAAGTGTGCAGAGGGCGACCTCGCTGCACTGCAGGAGCTCGGCAATCGAATCGAGGGCAAACCCGCACAGGGCATCACACTCTCAGGCGATTCCGATAACCCCATCCAAACACGTCGAGTAGTCGAGTTAGTCGGTGGAAGCGCAGCAAAGCCTAACGGTCACGCACATAACACAACTGCCGGCGAAACTTGAGCCGCTGTGGCATCCACATCGATACAAGGTACTTTACGGCGGACGTGGCGGGACGAAGAGCTGGGGGATCGCACGCGCACTGCTGGAACAAGGTTACGAGTCACCGCTGCGCATCCTGTGCGCTCGTGAGACACAACGCTCGATAAGGGACTCGGTGCATCGGCTGCTGGCCGACCAGATCATCGAGTTAGATCTAACAAAGTACTATGAAGTCCAGCAAACGGAAATCAGGGGGTCGAACGGCACCCTGTTTACATTCGCTGGTCTGTCCAGTCTCACGGTCGACTCTATCAAGAGTTTTGAAGGCGCTGACCGCTGTTGGGTGGAAGAAGGTCAAACCGTTACCAAACGGTCATGGTCTATCCTCATCCCTACAATCCGTAAAACTGGTTCCGAGATCTGGGTCAGCTTCAATCCCGATCTTGACACTGACGATACATACGTCAGGTTCATCGAGCAGACGCCGCCCGATACGGTCCTGATCCCCGTCTCGTACCACGACAATCCGTGGCTCTCGCGCGAACTCAAGATGGAGATGGAACATCTTCGTCGCACCGATCCTGCCGAATTCGATAACGTGTGGGAGGGTAAGTGCCGCGCCGCCGCACAAGGCGCGATCTATACCCGCGAGATGCAGGCGTTGGCCGAGAGTCAGCGCGTCACATATCTGCCGCCAGATCCAGTATTGAAAACCCAGACGGTGTGGGATCTGGGCTTCAATGATCAGACGGCGATCATTCTCGTGCAGAGCACCGCTCGAGAGTTGCGCATCATCGATTACGTCGAGGACAACCAGCGGACGTTGATCGACTACTGCAACGAATTGAAGACGAAGGGCCTGAACTGGGGTACGGACTACATTCCGTGGGATGGTGCGGATGAGCGCTACAAGTTCACCAACCCGGCGAACTCCCCGCAAGGGATACTTTGCGCAGCGGGTCGCGCCGTCCAAGTGGTTCCCAAAGCAGATGTGGAAACGGGAATAAAACGGGCCCGGTTGATCTTCCCCAGGTGTTATTTCGACAAGGACAAGACGACACGCCTGCGCGAGTGTTTGAAGCGTTACAGGCGCATCGTACCGGCGACGACGGATGAGCCGTCGACCCCGGCGCACGATGAGTTCAGCCATGGCGCGGACGCCTTTCGCTATCTCGCGTTGGTCGCCGACTCGTTGACCAACGATCAGTTCAGGAAGATCAAGTACCCTGAGCAAAGGCACTACGCTTGAACGATGTGACGATCGGCGGGGACGTTACCTTGCTTGCGCTAGATCAGGACGAAGCGCAATGCGTAGTAACTCTCATGGCTATCGCGTGGGACGAAGGGCTCGGCGCTGACGGGGATGATGCGCTGCTAGCCCGTATCCGCGAACAGTTCCCTAACTTGGAAATACCAGCAGTACTGCGACCATGAAAGTACAGACCAGCCGCGGACTCTTCATGCGTCCTAATCCTGAGGCACAAGCTCGCTATTTTCGCGAGCTGAACGATGTGGCCGAGTTAACCAACACCATAATCGGGCAATCCATCATGAAACGGCTTGAGCGATATTTCGCCCGCCTCGGGGCCCATCCATGAAAGTCCAAACGAGCCGCGGACTCATCGAACGCGACCGACTGCGTATCGAGGAAGTCACCGAGTGGCACGACAACGCACGTGTCACGGTCACTTACTGGTATCTCGATGATGAGGAAGTCCGCAAGGACGTACACGCCGCAATGTTAAGAGGCCTCGAGTCGGAACTCAGTAACGGACAAGACCATTCTGGCGATTGAGATGGTCGAACGTGTACAACCCGGCGAGAAAGCCGTCGGCGAGAGAATACAAATCATTCGTAGCGATGATGGCGAGCTGTTCTCCATCATCTGCTACACCGCAGACGGGAGAATCATTTTCGACAGTCTTGCTCCCTTTCCCATCAAGAAAGGTGGCAAAGCTACCCTAACCTGGCCCCCCAAGGATTCTGACAATGGCTAATTCAGCCGCTATCTGCACTTCATTCAAGACCGAACTCATGTTGGGCGCTCACCAGTTCGGGACTGTAACGATCAGCTCGCGCACGAGCCTCACATCGCCCACGACCGACACTTTCAAGGCCGCGCTCTATTTCGTGACCGCAAGCCTCGGGGCGGCCACGACAACCTATAGCGCAACGGGAGAAATAACCGATCCCAGCTATACCGCAACCGGAGTCACGATCACTAATGCCTCGGCGCCAACTTCCACTGGTACCACGGCCTGGTGGAACGGCTCGGCGTCCTGGGTATGGAATGCCCTTACCGAAGCAACTGCCTTTGATACGGTCTTGCTCTACAACGCTACGCAGAGTAATCGCGCAGTCGCGGTGTTCACCTTCGGCTCGCAGACCATCAACAACGGTACGTTGACGCTCAGCATGCCGGCCTCTGATTCGACTCACGCGCTGATACAGCTCGCCTGATGGGAGGTGAGGACCTTGCATGACCGTCTTTCACATCGCAATCGTCCCTCCAAAAGCGGCACTGCCGGGCCAGCGCATCGCTTCGCGTCAGGGCACACTCACTCCGTCCATCGCACAGACGCGTGCGCTCACCGGGCAGGCGATCACATCCGCTAAAGGCACTGTAGCGTTCTCGAAGTCGGGCCTACCGCTCACGGGCCAGACGATTACGAGCAGACAGGGCGCGGTCGCCGCCTCGGCTGTCTCGACGCTCTCAGTCGCGCTCACGGGACAGGTGATCACCTCCGCCAAGGGTTCGCTGACGGCTTCCCGCCCACTAACCGGCCTGCGCATAACGAGCATCCAAGGCGGTCCCGCACCGAGACGCGCGCTAGCGCTCTTCGGGAAGCAGATCACCGCCCGCATCGGGCGGGTGACGAACCTGCAGATACTGAATACTTCGCTCCCCAACGCTACGGTCGGCGTGGCCTATAACGCGCAGATCAACGCAACGGGCGGAATCCCCCCGTACGTGTACCAGGAATTCGTCTCGCCCAACACCGGCGGATGGTTGACGATCAACGGCGCAACCGGTGCAATGACAGGCACGCCGGGAACTGCCGAGACCGAATCGGTTCAGATCACGGTTCAGGATTCGGTGACGAGTTTCGTCATTGCCAATTTCTCTATCGCAGTGCAACCAGCTGCCGGGCAGGTCTTCCCGCGCGTCGGGGCTTATCTCATTGCCGGCTCGGTGCAAACCTCTTTCGGTACGACGGCCTTTCAGCAGTCAGTCGCGACGACCTCCGTTGCAGTCATCGGCCTCTTACCTAACTGGACGAGCGGCGGGTTTAACCTAAATAGCGCCGCCGCCGCCGTGCACGCAATCAATCCGAACTGCAAGATTTTCCCATACACCAACATCATGGAACTCGAGCCGGGAGTGGGTGCGTCAGGCTCGTCCTATTCGCCGATCTTCAATGCGGCAACCACCGGCAACTGGTTCACGCGTAACCCATGGCCGGCTGGCCCGATCGTCGATGTCGACGGCTTGAGTCAGCAGGGTCTGAACTGCACGACATTCACTACTGGCCTCGTAGGAGGGCAGACATACCTCGATTGGCGTGCAGCGTGGACTACGGCGAACGAATTCGCGACGAACTGGAACGGCGTTTATCTCGATAACGTCAGCCAGGGAAACAACTTCGCGGGTAACGTGGACTTCCGGCAGGTGGGCACTTCGGTCGCTGCCAACAGCACCACCGCCAAGCAGGACTTCCGCAACGGTTATGCCAGTTACCTGCCGAAACTGAAGGCTGCATTACCCGCCGGCAAGCTGGTCATCGGGAACGTGGCCGACTGGGGGAATAGCCCGATCACCGGATACCCGGGGATACTCGACGGCGGAGTCATGGAGCACGCCATCGGGCCGAGTTTCAGCTACGAAGCCCAGGGCTGGACGACGCTCAAGAACTATTACGCGCTCGTCATGAATTCGGTCAATGCACCGAAGTACGTCGTTTTCGTGCAGGACGCGGCCGCGACGAACTACGCCGGCATGCGATACGGCCTGTGCACGTGTCTCCTTGACAATGCCTATTACGCCAACTCCGCCAATGGCGGGTATGGCTCCATCACCTTACTCGATGAGTTCAACTTCAACCTTGGCGCCCCGATCGCGGGGCCTAACAATGCCGCCAATGGAACGATCTCGAGCGGGGGACTGACGGTGTGGAGCAACGGTATCTGGCGGCGCGACTTCGCCAACGGGATCATTCTCGTCAATCCCCGTGGCAACCTTGCCAAGACCAATATCGCACTTGGCGGGACGTTCTGGCACTTGCGTGCGAGCACGTATGCGAATCAGGACCCGACGATCAACAACGCAGCGCAGGTGACGACTGTCAACATGCCTGATCCGGGTACTGCTGGAACTGGCGGCTCGGGGCTGTTTTTATCTAGGACGGTTACATAATGGCGTCTCAAAGTTGGGGCCAAGTCATCGCCAAACTCGACGGCCTCGGCCAGAGTTATGCGAGCTTTACGACCGCAAAGTCGATGCTCACCTCTGCGACGGCGACCGCTGCATCCACGGGCTTTATCACCTTGCCGCCGAACTTCTTCCAAATCGGTTCCGAGCTCGACTTCGATATTACGGCGAACATCGGCTGGGCATCGGGACAGACGTGGATATTCCAGATCATGCTCGGGGCAGTGATCGCCGCCACTTCCGGGACGCTGAAAACGACGACCACGGGCGGCACCACCGAACCGTGGTACATCAAGGCCAAGAGCCGCTGCGTGTCAACGGGCAACGGGACACTGGCGACGCTCGAGACTTCGGGCTTTGTCATCGGCCGCGGAGTGGTACCCCCCGGCGGAACCGCCGGTGCCAATTACGCCGCGCCTTCCGGGGTTTCGATCTGGAGCGAGGCGATCGGCGCCGCCGGTACGGGCTTTGATTCGACCGTTGCACAGACGCTGGACTTTTTCGCGGCATCGGGCACAAGTGCAGCCGGCAATACGATCCAACTAAGAAGCTATCGCGTCGTGAGCTGGGGCAACTCAGCGCCATAAAATGTGGCTCAGACCTGGACATTCGTCGCTGCCGGTGCGGTTGCTACCGGCGTCAACCCGGTACCCGCGCTGCCGGCAGGGATTCTCCCTGGCGACCTGTTGGTCGCTGTCGGCGGCTGCAATACCGCGGGCTTTACTGCAGCCATTGCAGGTTGGCGCAATCTCCTACTCCAGACGGGAGCATCGCCTAATCTTTCGGTCTGGATACGGGTAGCGACTGGCGCAGATTCGAGTCCGACGCTTACTAATGCCGGTGCGAGCTCCGCGGGGGTCATTGCCGCCTGGCGGGGATTAACCGCCTACGATGCTGTCGGTGCACTGCAAACCGGCGTCAGTGTCTCGAGCCTCATTTCGGGAACCGTAGGGACCACGGCGACCGATGACTGTGTCATTCACATCTGGGGTACCGGTAATAACGGCGTCGGTACCTGGACGAATCCCGGTGGCACGACTGCACGTGTAAACCAGGGGACTAGTGCCACTATCTCCGGTCTCCTGATCGATGACGAAGATCAGGCGATCCCGGGGACGACGACTTCCCGCACGGGGACGCAGAGTCTCACCGGGAACATGTCCGCGGTCACGATTGCCGTGCGGCAGTTGGGACTACCCCAGTGGCTGAATCCTGCCTCTCTCAGCGCACCCGGTAGGAAGCCCTACAAAGATCAGTTCTACCGGCCGCCCTGGACCTATACGGCCGCAGCGGGCAGCCCGAACGTCTCGCTGACCCTGACCGGGCAGGTCATCACCAGCG